CGAACCCGGCCGCCACGCGCGACAGCCGCCAGGACCAGATCAACCAGCGCCTGCCCGGCAACCTCGCCCCTCCCGGCATCGACCGCGACGAGTCGGCGGGCGGTATTGGCTTCAATGAGATTTACGACACGCCGAGCTACCGCCTGATGGACCCCGTGCAGCGGCGCATCTACGCGCGCATGGCGCGGGAGGCCGGGCGGCCGCGTGGCGTGGTGCGCCTGTCGGCGACGCCCGCCACCGATCACGAGGAACACCGCCGCCGCCTGGAGCGCCGCCTGCGCGCGAGCGAGGAGGTCAAGCGCGTGCTCCTCGCCAAGGTGCACGCCCTCCGGCAGGAGCTGGCGGGCGCGCTTGAGGACGCCGATGCGGAGTCGGAGCCAGCGGCTGAGTGAGCACCCGTTGGGTGCCTGGCGCATGCGGGCGCGGTGGCGCGAGGCGGCGTTCCAGATCACGTTTGCCGGTCTGCACCTGTACGGCGCGGTGCTGGCGCTGGCGGCGTGGTGGCACCATGCCGGGGCCGCGTGGCGGGTGCTGGCGGCGCGAGAGCACAAGCGGGAGCGACGAGATGGCAACCGAGCGTGAGGCCAGCGGTCGGTGGTGCGCCGCCTGCGGCCAGGCGGCGGCGCGCGAGGTGCCGCCCTGGTGGCTGTGCGAGCCGTGCGCGGCCGCGCTGGAGAAGTATCGCAGCATCGCCATCCACGCCGAGCCGTGGGGCCTGCGTGAGGCGCGGCGAGGCGGGTTTGCGAAGTACTGAGGCGACGGCACATGACCTGCCCGTTGTGCGGCGAGCGAGACAACCCATCTTGCCCTGTTTGTCGCGCGCGGTACGGCCCGCCGATGCTCGCCGACGACGCGGAGTGGTCCGCCGAGGTGATGGAGGAGCTGCGCCTCGTGCACGCGTTCGAGCGGCGCTGGCGCAGGCAACAGCATGGCAAGCGTACTCGACCCGGCCCTAAACGACCTCATCCGCCGCTTTGAGCAGACGGCGCGCGCCGAGCTGGAGCGGATCATCGCCGCCGCCTTTTCCGACGAGCTGGACGACCTCGACGAGGAGTCGCGCGACGCCATCTGGCAGGCGAGCGCGCACGAGCGGCGCAGGCTGTTCCTGTACTACCTGCCGTGGATCACCCGCCGGGGCGCGGAGCTGCGCGCGCTGCTCGCGGACTTGCGCGCGCGGCTCCTGGAGGCAGAGCGCACCGGCCGCACGGTGGACGCCGCCGCCTATCGCGCCCAGATCGCCAAGGTGCTCGACCAGCTCGAACGCCAGATCGGCCGCGTGACCGAAGGCTTGCGGTGGGCGGCGGCGGAGCTGGCGGCGGCCGAGCGGGCGCGCCACGAGGGGCGGCGGGTGTGGTGGCACCTGGACCCCGCCGCCAAGCACTGCTCGGTGTGCCCGGAGATCGCGGCGGGCTCGCCGTATCCCTCGGTGGAGGCCATCGGCGGCGTGCCGGGCAGCGGGCTTTCGCCGTGCGGCGCGAACTGTCGCTGCTACCTGACGTTTGAGTAACAAATCGACAAATTCTTGATAATGTGATAGAATATACTTTGAGTCTGTCATTGTGAGATTGCCATGAACGCGCTGGTGGAACGGCTGGCGGTCCAGCTCGACGACGTGGCACCGGGCACGATTACGCGCCACCTGATCTTCCCGGAAGGCGTGTTCCACCATCCGGAGTACGGCGTGCTCGATTTTCGCGGGCCGTTCTTCGAGCAGATGGTGAAGAACTTCAACGAGCGCGTGCGCAAGGTGGACGTGCCCATCGATCTCTTGCACCAGCGCGGCGAGGCGGCGGGCTGGATTCAGCGCCTTGAGTACGTGCCGGGCGAGGGCCTGTACGCCGATATCGCCTGGACGGACCTTGGCATCGAAAAGGTGAAGAATCGCCGCCTGCGGTACTTCTCGCCCGACTTCGGCACGTTTGAGGACCCGCGCACCCGCGAGAAGTACCCGAACACGCTGTTCGCGGTGACGCTCACCAACTTCCCGTTTCTCAAGGAGCTGCCTGAGGTGACGATTCCACTCGCGGAGCTGGCGGAGGTTCATGACGCCTACTTCCTGGAGAAATACCCCGGCGTTCCGGAGGAGGATTTTGCCGGGCCGCACCGGTCCTTCCCCATCCGCACCCAGAACGACGTGTACGACGCCTGGCGGCTGCGCGGTCACGCCGCCAACCCGACCGAGGTGGCCCGCAACATCATCCGCATCGCGAAGCGCAAGGGCTTCAAGCTGCCGGATAACTGGAAAGAAGTACTGGGCGATGAGCCGGACGATGAGGCGGAGGCGCTGGCTGCCGCGCCGCCACCTGCCGCCAACGCCGACCGGTCGGCCCCGGAACAGGAGACGCCCGCGCGCCGCGCGCCACGCATCAAGCGACCCCGTGGCAACGAGGGAGCCATTCAGCCCGGCATGCCCAGTGGCGCGCGGCCCCACATCAACCGGTCGCGATATCCCGACCCAACTTCGGAGGTGAACCAGATGACGGAGCAGGAGATGCAGGACTCCCCGAACGAGGTCCAGTTGGAGGAGTCGGTGCGGCGGTTGACGGAACGCCTCTCGGCTTTGGAGACCGAGAACCGCCGCCTTGCCGAGGAGCTCGTAAAGGCGCGGCGCGAGCGCCTGGAGCGCGACATCGCCGACGAGGCGCGGCGGCTTTCGGAGCCGGGTGAGCGGTACGCCATTCCACCGGCGGTGGTGGAGCGCTACCAGCAGTTCGCCCTCGCCGAGCCGGAGAAGCGGAGCGCCGTGTACGAGCTTTTGTTGGAGCTGCGCAAGACCGGCCTTGTGCCGCTCACCGAGCGCGGTCACGCCGTCGTGGACACGGCCCACGATCCCGACGCGCCCCGGCCACGGGACGTGACGCTCAGCGACGTGGTGGAGCGCGCTAAGGAGTACGCGCGCAAGAACGGGCTTGACTGGACGAAGCTGGCGGACCGCGAGGCCGCGATCCGCATGGTGATGGAGGAGGGTGTCCGTGGCTGAACTGGGTGTCTTCAACAACATCGACGCTGACGTTATCGCGTTGCGCAACCTGCGCGCCACGCCGGTCAACCACAAGGTGTTCGTGTGGTTCGACAAGGCCAATCCCGGCGGCATGGTGATGGGCGACAACGCCGATGCGGGCGCAATCGCGGGCGTGGTCGAGGACAAGGGCATCGACCTGAGCGCGGGTGTGCCGGTGGACAACATCCCACAGGGCCAGGTATCGGGCGTGCGCTTCCGGGGCATCACCAAGGTGCGCGCTACCAACGTGGCCATCGCGGCCGGCGAGAAGGTGTACGCGGTTCCCGCGACCGGCAAGGTGACCAACGCTTCTGCCGGTAACACGTTCGTCGGTGTGGCGCTTACCAGCACGAGTGGCGCGAACGACGAGCTGGTCGTCGTGCGCCTCGCCCTGCACGGTTCCTGATCCGATGATGCACTGAATCGACCTGGAGGAGGGTTCTGATGCCTGATACGACCGTTCGCGGCGTCCACATCAACGCCGTTCTCACGAACCTGTCGATTGGCTACCACCCCAGCGGCATGATCGCCGAGCGCGTGCTGCCGGTGGTGCCGGTCAAGAAAGAGTCCGACTTCTACTACGTGTGGAACCGTGGCGACGCGTTCCGGATTCCGGAGACGCGGCGTCCGGACGGCGACCGCGCGAACGCGGTGGACTTCGGCTTCACGCGTGACGCCTACCTGTGCGAGGAGTACGCGCTGGAGACGCGGATCACCGACCGCCAGCGCGACAACGCCGATAGCGTGCTCAGCCTGGAGCTGGCCAAGACCCGCCGCACGCAGGACCTCATCATGCTGGCCATGGAGAAGCGGTGCGCGACGTTGCTCACGAGCACGTCCAGCTACGCCTCCACGAACTACATCGTCCTGAGCGGCACCAACCAGTGGAACAACGCGAGCTTTAGCGGCTCCATCGAGCAGGTGTTCGACGGCGCGAAGGAGGCCATTCGCCTCCAGACCGGCGGTGTCGCGCAGGCCGCGCTGGCGATCATCCCCCGCCCGGTGGCGCAGGTGATCAAGCGCGACGCCAAGGTGCGCGACATCCTCAAGTACACCCACTCGGACCTCCTGGTGGACGGCGAGCTGCCGCCGCGCATCTGGAACCTGGAGGTCGTGATCCCCACGGCGGTGGAGTCGGTGGACCGCGAGGTCTACGGCGTGGATACCGCCAACCTGGTCGACATCTGGGGCAAGCACGTGGTGGTCCTGCACCGGCCCAGCGCCCCGGCCATCGACACCCTGGCCTTCGCCTACATCTTCCGGGCGCGGGACTGGACGGTGGAGCAGTGGCGCGACGAGGCGACCTCCACGACGTGGTACCGCGTGAGCGTGGTGCAGACCGAGAAGGTCGTGTCGCCGTTCGCGGGCTACCTGATCCAGAACGCGATTGCCTGATCGGAGTAAACGAACTGATGCCGAAGTACTACTGGCAGTACATGGGCACCCATCCGGCCACCGGCGAGCTCAGGTTCATGGGCGATGTGGACGAGCTGCCCGTTGAGGTGGGGGCTCGGCTGGTGGCGAGCGGTCACTGCGTGCCGGTGCCGGATGAGGTGCCCGCCCAGCTTACCCCGCGCGATGAGCCGTCGATGCTCATCGGCATTAACATCACGGAAGAAGAGTTCGCGCGCGGTGAGCGCGTTCGCGAGGCGCGGTCCAGGGGCATCAATGTGGTGCCGCGCGCGAGCGCGAATGAAACGCGCGCGAAGGACGGCTGATGCGGCGGTACACGTTCGCGGTCGGCGACAGCGGTCCGGCGCTAACGGGCGAGTTTCCCTACGACCTCACCGGTGCCACCGATCTCCAGTGCACGCTGGTGGACCTCGCCGGTGGCCCGCCCCCGTTTAGCCCGTTTCCGGCCACCCTGGTGAGCGCATCAGCGGCCAGAAGCCGCGTCAAGGCCGACCTGCCGGGCCCGTGGCCGTCGGTGGGCGAGTTCTTTGGCTACTTCACCGCCACGCTCGGCGGCGCGCAGGTGCGGTCGCCCGCGTTCGTGGTGGCGGTGATCGACCCGGCGCACCCCGCGCCCGCGCCGGGACAGCACCCGTTCGTGTACGGCGACGGGCGCGGCGGGTACGCCACCGTCGAGGACGTGCTGGCGATGGACCTGCGCCGTGAGGCGCGGGTGCGGGTCGATACGGAGCTCGTGGAGACGATCCTGGGCGACACCGCCGTCGAGCTGGACACCGCCCTTCGCAACTACTACGCCGTGCCGATTACCCGCGCCCAGCCGGAGGGTTGGGCCACGGTACGGCTCATCCACAAGTACTGGGCGCTGGCCGAGATTTACAACCTGCTCGCGCCCGCGAGCGGCAACATCGACGGTTATTTTGCCGCCGCCGAGGTGTACCGCGAGAAGGCGACGCAGCTCCTCGACGATATTACGGAGGGAAGCACGCGGTTGCCGGACGTGCCCACGGCGGGCGAGGCGGCGGCGTATCCGGAGTCGATGGGCGCGACGATCACTCCTGACCTCGACAGCGAGGTCGACCGACGGAACATGCCCATCTTCTCCGTCAACAGCATGCGCCGCTTGTGGCGGCTGGAGTGACTCGTGGCCAGACGACGCCCGCGTCGGGGTCATCCGCTGAGCGCCGCCACGCGCGCCAAGATCAGCGCCGCGCTCAAGGGTCGTCGGCACCCGCATCGCGGGCACCGCTTGAGCGCGGCCACACGGGCCAAGATCAGCGCCGCGCTCAAGGGCCGCAGGCATCCGCATCGCGGGCATCCGCTGAGCGCCGCCACACGGGCCAAGATCAGCGCCGCGCTCAAGGGCCGCAGGCACCCGCATCGCGGCCATCCGCTGAGCGCGGCCACACGGGCCAAGATCAGCGCCGCGCTGCGCGGCAAGCCTCATCCCCATCGCGGGCATCCGATGAGCGCCGCCACGCGGGCCAAGATCAGCGCCGCGCTCAAGGGTCGTAAGCGCAAGCGCCGCATCCTGGGACCTCGACGCAAATGATCGACCTCACCGCGAGCCTGGACCTTGCCGCCGCCGAGGCGCGGTTTGCCGCCTACGAGCGGTCGCTGTCCGACCTGCGCCCCGCCCTGGAGCAGGCGGTCGAGGCGGTACATGAGGCGGCCGACGAAATCTTCCAGGGTGGTTCCTGGGCCCCGTTGCGACCGATGACCATTGCCCGCTTTGGCCGCCCGCCCGTGGGTCCCCTGCTTTCCAGCCCGCACCTCCGCGCCTCGTGGACCGGCCAGGGCGGCAGCGTCAAGCGCTACGAGGGCACGAGCGCCGTGGTGGTGGGCTCGGCGGATCGCGCGGCCAAGTTCCACGAGTTTGGCTATCGCAACGTGGGCTACTACCCCGGCGGCCGTGGTTACCGCGCCCGCTGGATGCGCGGGACACCGGTGGTCGCGCGCCCGGTACGGTCCCTCATCCTCTACCGCTACCGCGACGACGTGGTGGCCGCGTTCCGGAAGGGGCTTGAGGCGGCCCTGCCGTCGTGAGTTGTGAGGTGCCATGAGCGAGGCGCTGGTACAGAAACTGCTTGACGATCTGGAGGCCGAGCTGCCCGCGCTGCTCCAGGATGCCTGGGACGCGTGGGCCGCCGCCGACGCGGCGGACGGCCGAACGGTGCCACTCCGGCTTCCCGAGCGCTACTGGTTTGGCCTGCACGTGCCCGATGAGCTGGCCGAGCCCATCGTGGTGGCGTGGGAGGAGCAGAGCGAGCTCGTGCAGGAGGGCAGCGGCGCGCTGGGCGCGGTGCCGGATGAGACGGCATGGGCCGAGGAGCGCCACAGCCTGGTGGTGGCGGTATTGCTGCCGGGCGACGACGAGCTGGTGCTGGAGCGGCAGTGGGCGCGGTACAAGGAGGCGCTCCGGCGGTTCTTCCGTCGCAGGCCCGCGCTCGTGGTCGGTGGCCGCAGCCTGAGCCTGACCGTGGAGCACATCGGCCGCGAGTCGCGCCGCGCACAGCTCCGCATCGTGACCGCCGACGTGCGCGGGTTGTTCGCCGACGTGGTGGCGCATGGCCTCATGCCATAAGGACGGGACCGACGATGGATGTGATGCCAGATGAGCTGGAGCTGGTGCCGGTGACCTGGCGCGGCGCGTACGAGGCGCTCCTGCCGGATGGTCGCCGTATTGCTCCTGGCGACCGGTTTCTGTTGCCCTACGCGGAGGCGCGCGCGCGTGCCGATGTGGCGCTGGTGGTACCGGAGCCGGAGCCTGACGTGGCCGCCACGACCATGACATCCGATAGCGACACGGCGACCCTGATCGCCGACCTGGACGAGGAAGAGTAAGGAGGGACGGGACATGGCCTACGCAACGTCGCGGCTGTTCTACTTTGGTCTTGCCAAGCAAAGCGCGTTCAACACGCCGCTGGCACCCACCGCGTTCCCGCGCTGGCTGGATGGCAGCGGGGTGGAGCCGGATGCCCAGTTCGAGGAGCTGCCGGAGGGCGACGGCTCCCAGGACATGAGCCTCGTGTTCAAGACCAAGCAGTTGTGGAAACCGAAGCTCGTGTTCTATCCCCGGCCGCAGGAGCTGGGCGAGATCGTGGCCGCCATGATGGGCGCGGGCTCCGACACGGTGACCGGCGCGGCCGCGCCGTACACGCACACCTTCACCATCAAGGACGCGCCCGCGTATTACTCGATTGAGATGGGCATGACCGACCCGGCCGTGCCCGCTGCCAACCGCTGGATCGTGCGCGTGCAGGACTGCGTGCTCACCAACTTCGACCTGGAGGGCGAGGCCAACCGGCCGCTCAAGACCACCGCCGAGTACGTGGGCCGCAAGGCGCAGCTCCTCGGCACGGCCGCCACCGTGACGCTGGAGGCCGCCGACTGCATGCGGTTCGTGAACGGCGTGTTCACGATCAACGGCTCGGACCTTTCGGCGCGGATCACGAAGTTCAAGATCACCGTCAACCGTGGCGTTGACGATAACATCATGACGAATGAGATCACGCCGAAGGATTTCATCTGGGGCAGCCGCAAGATTTCCATTGACTTCGAAATCCTGTATGATAGTAATGACTTCATGCGGCTGGTCTACTTCGGCGGCACGAGCGGCTCGACCGATTCGCCTAATGAGGGCATCGGCTCGATTGACTTCACCTTCTACAAGAGCGGAGACCCGACGCAGGAGTCGTTCGAGATCAAGATTCCCAAGGTGTTCTATACCGGAAAGCCGGTCGCGCCGCGCCTTGACGGCATGGTCTTGCGTCAGGAAATCTCGGCCGTGGCCGCGCGACCCGCGAGCGGTAGCATCTTGGAATGCGTGCTCACGAATAGCCGCTCGACCGCCTACTAACGCGGGGAGCATCGATGGCAAAGGTCCTCAACCTGACCCCTCTCCAGGATGAAATGATCACGCTCGTCAAGGGCGAGCGGCAGATCAGCTTCCCAGATCGCCTGCCCGCGCCGCTGGTGCCGCACATCATGCGGATGGTCGACGCGGAAACCGGGCAGATCGATCTAACGCCGGAAAACCTGGAGCGGCTCTTCCAGATCGTGGCGCGGCTTATCGTGCGCGCGAACCCGCATATGACCGAAGAGGAAGCGATTGACTTCCTCGACGTGCAGGATTTGCTGCCGATCATCACCGCGTTGCTGAACCCTCCAACGCCTCCGTCCTCGACGGCCCCGACGGGGACGGAGGCGACTCCCTCGCCGCCCGCGACCCGGACGCGGCGCGGATGATCGCGGAGGCGGAGGCGGCCGAAGGCGGCCCCACGCTCGACTTCGTCCGCTTGCTCCGCGTGGTCGCCGACAGCCGCCACGTGTCCGTGCACGATCTGCTGTGGCCGCCAGTGCGGGAGACATACGTCATGCACCCTGACTGGGGCCGCCCCATGCCGCGCCTGGACTTCGAGCCATACGATGGCTGGTCCTGGCGCGAATTGCTTGTCTGGGCCTCGGATGCGGTCCGCCAGATGCGGGAGCGCGAGCAGGCGGAGGCGGACGCCGCCTGGCGCGCCCAGGCGCACGAGCGGCTGCGGGTGCTCCAGGCGCTTGAGTCGTGAGTGAGCCATGGCCGACGAGATCGTCATCCGAATCGCGGGTGATGCCAAGGGCGCGTTAGCGGCCATTGGCGAGGTGCGCTCTGGCCTGCAGCAGCTCTCTAATGAGCTGCGGCAGTTTGGCCAGAGCGCTTTCGCGTCGTTTGGTCAGAGCGCCCGGCAGGCGATAGCCGACATGAACGCCGCGCTGCGGGGCGGCGTGGGCGCGGGCGGCGGTATCGGCTCGGCGTTCTCGCAGATGACGCAGGAGCTGCGCCAGCAGGCGCAGGCGGCGCGCGAGTACGCGCAGGCGGCCCAGCAGGCGGCGCAGCAGGCGCGGCGCGCCTACCAGGACGAGATGGACGCCCTGCGTCTCAAGCGCCAGGAGCTGGCGCAGGCGCGCCAGGAGGCGGATCGCTCCAGTCACGCGGAGCGCGAGGCCGCCAACCAGCGCATCGCCGCCATTCAAAGCGAGGTGCGGGCGCTCCAGGAGCGGGTCAACGCCGCCCGCCAGAACTACCGCGAGAGCCAGCGCGCCGCCGAGGACGCGGCACAGGCCGCCCGCCAGCTCGCCCAGGCCGCCCAGCAGTCCGCCCAGCAGGAGCGGCAGGCGGCGCAACAGGCCCGGCAGGCGGCGCAGGAGCGAGCACGGGCGGAGAAGGAGGTCGCCGAGCAGGCCAAGCAGACGGCGCGCGAGCAGGCGCAGGCCGCCAGGGAGGCCGCACGTGCTGCCCAGCAGGCGGCGCGGGAGCGGGCGCAGGCGGAGAAGCAGGCCGCCATCGAGGCGGAGAACGCCGCCCGCCGCTACCAGCAGGCCTACGAGCAGGCGGTGCAGCGGGTGCGGGCGGCGGTGTCGGCCGTGCGCGAGATCGTGGGCGGTATCGGCCTTGCGATGCTGGCGGGCATCGGCCAGGGCGTGCGGGCCTTCGCCGAATTCGAGGCGGAGATGAACCGCACCCGCGCGCTGGCGGGCGCGAGCACCCGCGAGATGCAGGACCTCAGTCGCGCGATCCTAGAGCTTGCGCCAGCGGTAGCACGCGGCCCGAAAGAGCTGGGCGACGGCCTGTACTACGTGGTGAGCGCGGGCTTCAGGGCCAGCGAGGCGATGTCCATCCTCACCGCCGCCGTCAAGGCATCGGCGGCCGAGCACGCCAACCTGCACGTGGTGGCGGACGGCCTCACGAGCATCATGAAGGCCTACGGTATTTCCGCGAGCCAAGCCGAGTCGGTCACCGACCAGATGATCGTGGCGGTGCGCGAGGGCAAGCTGGAGTTCGAGAACCTCGCGGGCTCTATTGGCCGTGTGGCCCCCATGGCCAAGATCGCGGGCATCTCCATAGCGGAAATGCTCGCCTCGCTCACGATGCTCACCCGCACGGGCCTGTCGGCCGATGAGGCGGCGACGGCCCTGCGCGCGGCACTCAGCAACCTGGAAAAACCCGCCAAACAAACCCAGAAAGCGCTCCAGGACGTGGGCTACACCGCCGATGAGCTCCGGCGGGCGATCAAGGAGCGCGGCCTGGTGGCCGTGCTCCAAGACCTCTACGACCGCACCGGCGGCAACCTTGACCAGCTCGGCCGCCTCATCCCCAACATCCGTGGCCTCGTGGGCGCGCTGAGCCTGGCGGCACAGGGCTTCGATGAGTACCGCCAAGTGCTCAGCGAGGTGGAGAACGCACAGGGCAAGACGAACGAGGCGTTCCGCCAGACATCGCAGACGCTGCGCTTCCAGGTCGACCAGATCAAGGCGAGCGTCCAGTCGCTGCTCATTGCCATTGGCCAGCAGCTCGCTCCCGTCGCCAAAGAGGCGGCGGCGGCGCTGGCACAGCTCGCCCAGCGGGCGGCCGATTATCTGCGCCACAACCCGGAGTGGGCGCAGAACGTCGTGCAGATGACCGCGCTTTTGGCCGCCATCATGG